AGGGAGAAAGGAGATTCAGGAACTCCTCACCTCCAGGGATACATCCAATTTCCCGGACGCCATAATCTCCAGTCAGTACGCGCTCTTATCAATTCTCACGCGCATTTCGAACCAGCAAGAGGAAGCTATGAGAGCAATAAATCGTATTGCTCGAAGGATGGGAACTTTAGAGAGTTCGGTGAACCTACTACATGCAAAACTGCAGGACGTGATAGGAAAGCAATCGCCAAGAGATTCGTTGAATTATGCGAGTCCTCCCATGGATTGGCAGGAATTCGTGAATTCGCTGATGAAGAGCCCGGAACCTACTACTTCTCAGGACATAACTTGCGAAGAAACTTTCTTGAATCAAAACCCCCAATCACACGAGATTCCATCGAGGTCAAATGGATATGGGGAAGACCCGGAGTGGGTAAGAGTCGATTAGCGCATGAGACTTATCCTAATGCTTATATCAAGGAGCCTAAAACAAAATGGTGGAATGGATATATGTTAGAAGAGGAGGTCATAATAGATGATTATGGTCCTATGTGTATTGATATTAATCATTTGTTACGTTGGTTTGATAGGTATAAATGTTTAGTCGAATGTAAGCATGGTATGTTACCATTGTATGCTTGTAAGTTTATAGTTACTAGTAATTTCCATCCTAATCAGATCTTTAAGTTTGGTGATGAGGTACATCCTCAATTGCCAGCTTTGGAGAGAAGGATGAGTATTGTTGAAATGAATTAAATAATAATAAAATAAGGAGAGGTGTTGACTCTCATAAATCATTATACGCATCAATTAACAATTTTCTTTAGCAATCCCTTGTCGCGACAGCGACGGGCGGGCCCTAGAGCGAGTGTGCCGAAGGCACATTGTTTGAGCGGTGCAGGCGGGCCCGCAAATTTTCGAAGAAAATTTTAACACGCGACCGCAGGGAGCTATAAATAGACCCCAAATGAGAGAGAAATCAAAGGAACCCGGACGTTCATTGAACTATGGCTTATAAGAGAAAGAGAGTTTATGCTCCTCGAAAGACATATAGAAAACGTTCAAAAAAAACAGTTTACAAACGTCGTAGAGGTACGTCATATACATCTCAAAGTGGTAGATTGTCGAATACGTTATTTCTAAGAAGGAGACGAAAATGGAGTGGAAGGAAAGTAAGAAGTGCTTTGTGGAAAGCGTCGCAAGATAAGAATAAGTTTAGATCTTTTTTAACTATTAGTGATGCTATTGGTACACCTGCCTCCTACACAACCAAAACAATTAAGACTACTCCTATGATATTTTTGGGATCTGGAACCGATGATCCTTTTTGGACTACAGATGGTGGAGCCGTACATAGTGATCCAGATTTGACTTTACCTGTTTTTAGTGGGAATAGTATTATATTACGTGGAGGTAAATTTATGTGTACAGTAGAGAATCCTACATCTAATGGTCAACCAGTTAAGGTAGAATTATATATAGTGTGGACAAAAAATAACCCAGAGTTAACTCCAATTACAACAACACCTAGAGATAGAGCTTGGACTCCAAATCTTACTCCGGATATAACTGATTGTGGTACATGTGTGTTAGCAAAAAGTGGTATTGTAAATGCCGGGGAAGCAATTAGTATGGAATATCCACTTAAAATTCAAAAAATAGATGACTCGGAGTATGCGTCATTCGGACGTATGCCAATTTTAGTTACATGTGTGAATGCGTTAGAAACCAACACATCGATTAACGTGCGACAGCAGAGTAGTTACTCTTTGTCGTTCTGTGGAGACGCTACCTAAAAAGATGACGTAACATGATAATAGCTCTCTAGGGCCAGTATTACCCTAGAGAGCTTGGTCCCCCTTGGTCCCCTATTTAAGATAGGTTGGTCCCCTTCTTCTCCAAGCTATGCCAAGAGCGCCTGGTAGTTGTAAGAACTGGTGCTTTACTCTCAACAACTACAATGAGACCTCCTATGAAGACGTATGGCGGAGAGTCGAGCAGAGTGCCTGCTATGCAATCATCGGTAGGGAGAAAGGAGATTCAGGAACTCCTCACCTCCAGGGATACATCCAATTTCCCGGACGCCATAATCTCCAGTCAGTACGCGCTCTTATCAATTCTCACGCGCATTTCGAACCAGCAAGAG